GCAACTGTATTAACAGCTTCGTCAATGATGACATCGCAACCAGCAAACTGACCAACAGCTCTGGCTCCAACACCAACACCGCCTCCACCCCATGTGATATTCCCTGAAGCGGCTAGTGCTGCGGTAGAGAATGTCAACATTCCTACCTGATACAAGTAGTAAGCAACATTAGGGTGAACAATTAGAAGATTTGGCTCTTCGCCTCTTTCTCCTAACTTTGCTCTAGCTTGTGAAATTGTAGAAGCAGTTAGATAGTTAGCTTCAGCAGCTCCGGATGAAGCAGCTTTTGCAACATCAAGTGCGTTAGCACTAAGAGCAGTACCGAATAAACCAGCAAGTTGTGAGAACAAACGAGCGTTGTTCAACTTGTTGATTGCATCAGCTAACTGATTACGGATTGCAAGCATTGGATCTTCACCAGCAGCAAGCATTGCAACGTCATCAACCGCATAGGCAAAACCTCTGTGGCAGATAGATGCAATCTGTGTTGCAGTTCCGATCTTTTGTGGAGTCAAATATCCAGCAGAACTTGTTCCCCAAGTCGCTGTTCCACTCATGATCTCTTCAGTTGGAGATACAGGGTTGAACTCAGGAACTTGAATACGTGTACCGCCTTCTTTTGCATCAAGGAAACTGTTTCTTACAACAGCACCACTTTTCACAAATTGACTACGCTCTTTAATTGCCTCTTGTACATAACGAGACAAATTTTTTCTCTTAACGATGTCTGCTAAAAGGACACCGCCAGAGTAATTCTGAAACGGGGCTGCCATTTCTTTCTCCTAAGAATTACGGTTTACTTGCCTAAGTCACGGACTTAGAAATAACACTCTCAAATCACGGATCTTTAAGTGTTACTGAGATGCCTCTTTTTGCAGCACGGCTGCTAAATCAGGGTCTTGATTGGATAATAACATTTGTTGCGTGAGATTGCCCGTCTTCCAAGGGTTCTCCTGCCCTGGAGCAACGTTAGATGCAGGACTAGGTTTTGCACCCATACCAGCCGCACTACTTGCCTTAAAGTGATGCTCCCATCCACTGCCAGGATTTTTTAAGTTATTAATATACGTTCCTAAATCTTGTTCAACACCGCCATTTAAAATCACAGTCCGACCATCACTGCTTTTTTGCAATTTATCTTGCAATAAAGAAAGAGTTTGATCAGCACTAATTGCTCCTGCATTACTTAACGCAGATAAAGCAGTATTTCGAGTAGCAGCGTTCTCAGTAGAACGTTTTAACTCATCAATTTGAGTTTTCAAGCTACCAATTTCTTTGTCTTTTTCTTGTGCTGTTTTATTAGCGTCTTCCCAAAGAGGTTTATACATTCCTTGGTCTTCTAACGCTTTTTTTCGATCATCGTAATACTCGCCGATCTTACTTTTAGCGTTTTGGAACGCTTTTTCCTTTTCTTGTACTTCTTGATCTTTACGAGCAAGCTGTTCTTTTAAAGCTTCAAATTCAGTTAAAGGAACAGTAGGAACTTCAGGAGCTTTTGGAGTTTCAGAAGCAGCCACGGGCTGTTCTTCAGAAGTCACGGACTCCTGCTGAATTACTCTTTCTTCCATATTTATTCAGTAATAACAGTTTTAGATTCGGTTTTTGGAGCTGCTTTAGTCTTTGGAGCAGCTTTTTCTACTTGTTTTGGAGGACAAGCAGGAGGATTGATGTCCTCAAACCTCATTTTTTCAATTGGCATGAAAAATAATGCACTTATCTAATATTCTAGTCTATTAATTATTCTGGGCTTCATTTGCTGTAGGTAGAACCTCACCTTGAACCAAAATATCTCTAAATTCCTCTCTATCAATGACTTGTTGATCAAACAAGGAAGTTAAAGCTGTTATATCTTGTCCTATTAGCCTATCAATATCAAAATCACGACTAATTTTGATCTCTGGTGGCTCTATTCCTAAATAATCAGCAGATAAATTAAATGCTTTTTGCATTTTCTGCTCTAGATCTAACGAAACCATCGAGAGCATGGAATTAGTATCCACCCGATCCAACCTTCTCGCATCCGCCGATTCTGCCACGAATTTTTGTTGAGATAACGTGCTAATGCCAAGCGTTGCCATTTGTGATTGTAATTCTTGGATTTCAGCCGCTTGTGCTTCAAATGCACTCGCTGCTGGTTCCACGTAATAAACTTTGTTGCCTGGTTGGGTCGCCATTGCGTAGTTGACACTGATTGCCATGTCTTTCGTTTGGTCATCCCATCCCTCCATTACAAGTAAAGGCTGTGAAGCAACGTGCAAACTATGAATTAAGTCAGCTTGACGTTGAAAATGAGCCAAATTTAAATACGCAATATCTAATAACGGTGGTTTACTTGTCATCGTGTCTGTTTTCCCTGCATAAACAGTCACTAAAGGGATTTCTCCAAGTGAAAAATCACCTGATTCGACTAATTCATACTCTTGTTCACCAGAAGGAGAGTCAAAATTACCTGCAAACGCATCATCTTCCGTGTACATGTCTTTTGTTGTCTCTTTTCTGCGATAAATCTTGTATTCTCCTGGCTCAATCACCCTAATTTGATCATAAACCTTCTCACCAAACTCCCCAGTAGGAACAACAGCTTGTTCTGCAATTCTTACTTGTATTAATTTCCCATAATTAACTTCTCTATCTAGTCTCCAACCACAAATTTTAGATGGATCAATCTCAATCCAATAAGGTCTACGGTTTTGATTTCTTTCTTCCGCAAGACTTATTGCTCCTGTTGGAGCAGGAAAATCAACAAGGGTATTGCTATGCCCATATGTCAAAGCACAAATAAGATTTCTTCTCGCATATTCATCTAAATCTGATCCACAACCATCAACATCTTTAACAAAAACATCAGTCCAATATGGATCACCAATAACAGTAATCGGTTTTCTTAAAATTAATCCTGTCGCAGCTCTTATTAACCTTTGCGTATAAGGAGAAAAAACAGAACGGTTAACTCTTGATAAATATGCGTCATAATCTTCCCTTGGTTCTAACGGTAAAAACGCTTCCGAATTTTCTCGTAAATATTCCGTCCCTAAACTAACTGCTTTCATTATTTCCCACCCTTTTGTCATATCTAAAACAGCTCGTGTCTTAGAAAATGGATTATCACCCCCACCTAAATAGGTTTGGCTAACAACATTAGTACGAATTGCCCCTGGGACTGAGTATGTCATCTAACGTTTAAGGCTCTCAACATTGCATACAGTCTAAACGGTCTTTCCTCGTTTACTTTTTCTTTGCACTACTCTTTTTCTTACTTGTAGATTTTTTACCGCCTTTCACTTTTGCAAGATAAGCTTCACATCTTTTTGTTCCAGCAGATTTTTTCATGGTTTTTAGTAGATTCTATAACCAGTTTGACCTAAAGTTTCAGGTTTCGCTAAATTAAATTGCTGTAAACATAAGTACCCGAAAGCATCAAAAGCGTGATCAACACCAAGATTTTTATTCGGTAGACCTGTATTTGGGGCATAAGTCAGAGTTCTTAACGATTTGATTAATTCTTTACATCTTGGATGAATAAATGTCCTACGAACACTATTTGCATCAAATAAAGCAGTATTAACAGCAGTAATCTTATCTCTTATCTTCCAAGGTGCTTTAGGACTTGAAACATTAAATCCACTTCGGCGGAGGATGCTGTGATCTGTCGCACCAACTCCACTTGTTTTCCTCGCACCACCTGTAGGGTCAGGACAAGCAACAATTCTTCGATCTACTCCATATCTTCTCGTTACTTCTTCCGCAAAATCCCATGTCGTAGCACCTCCAGTCATAATTATTTCATCAAAGACATATAGTGTGTCATCTTTTTTAACAGCACAGATGCCAGACATAGGATCAACGTTAAAGTCAACGCCCAACAACAGAGGCATCACGCTAATATCCTCTGCCTCCGTAGAAATATTTGCATCACCAAAACTTACAGCAACTAAACCAGTTAAATTTTCAAAACTTGCTTCAAATTCTTGCCTAAATGTTCTCCCATCTAATTGTGCCCTAGCTGCTTCAACTTCATCTTTTGGGACATTACCCCCCTCAATTGTTGTATAACACCACCTCTTCCATTCCTCAGTAGGATCTTCCTTGCAATAACACCACAAATCATAAAACCAACTAGCGGTTCCATCAGGTGTACTAATAAATAACGCCCACCCCTGTTTATCAGCTAAAGCAGGTCGTATTACTTCAAACCATACCTCTGCATCCATAAATGCAGCCTCATCTAACACAACGCCAGCTAAACTTCTTCCCCTCAATGCCATCGCATTCTCAGTTCCTTTCAATTCAATAGTTGATCCATTAATTAATTCCAGCCTCAAATCAGTCTCATTCTTACTTTCAATCCATACCCTCGGTACTAACTTCTTCAATGCCTTCCACGCAATATCCTTCGCCATCCGATATGTAGGAGCACAATAAAAATAAGTCTCACCAGGTCGATCAATCGCTCCCTTCAACAACTCAATACAACTTAAATAACTCTTCCCAAATCTCCTCCCAGCTACTAACACCCTAAACCTTCTCTTATCGTTGAACACCTGCCCCTGTGCCCACCTTAAATCAATATCTAACCCTGGTTGTGCGGTTTTAACTGTCATAACCTATTATCCTATACATAAGTCCTTGATTTGTAATCGTGCCTAGAAAAAATCAAGCAATTGATGATCTCATCTTAAAAAGACAGCAACAACTTTATCGTAGACAAACTGAAGGTCTACCCGCTAGAGCTTTAGTAGTAGATCATGCTAAAACTTACGGAATAACTGAACGTCACGCTTGGAATGATTGGAATCAAGTTAAACAATGGAACGACGAAGATTGGGCAAAAGATAGAGAAAATATGATCTCTCGTATTCAAACAATGCGTCTTCGTGCAATAGATAAAGCTATGAAAAAAGGTCAACTCCAAACCGTTCAAACACTCCTAGCAGATCTTGGTAAAGTTGTTGGTGAGGCAGAAGAAGTCATAAACATTAAGGCTCCTGAACTATCTATTAGGGTAGAGAATAAAAAACCTTGATTTCGAGAATATATTGAGGTTCCCCCACTCTTGGGCAAAAATCGAAAATTCTCCTACCTTACCCCTACCTCTTGCTAGATTCTCAAGGCTTGCGACTGCCTCCGATTAAAAAAGATTTAATAGATTAATTGTTAATTAATTGTTAATTTAATAATCTCTTGCCTAATAAGTTAGAAATCTTTGATACAATAGGGATAAGTTCAGCCGTTTCCATCTCTGCTTTCAACTTCTTCTTTGAGTTATCAGTATTGATAAAGCATTTCCGCTTAAACTCATTTCTGAGATACTGAAAAAAGATAAAAGCAAAAAAAGGAAACCGATCATCTAAAAAAACAAAAACAAACCAAATTAAAAAAATGGAATCGTTTTTAATTCTTGCGTGTGTTGTGTATCTGCTTTACTTCTTTCTAAAAGAGACAAAAGCATACTAAACAAAACAAGAAACAAACCAAACCAAACAAACCAAAATGGCTAAATTCAACATCAAGAATCCAAACACCAATCGAGTTTGGAAATTGCAAGAGCTACATGATGCCTATTCTGATTCTCAACTTCAAATAATTGCATTACAAGGAAGAGTTTCAGAACTAGAAACCAAAGTAGATCTAAAGTACAATTGGTCTACGGTTTGCAAAGCAGCTCAATCACTAGCAAGCGAAAGAGCAAAAGCAGACACCAAAAAAATTACTCGCTCAATCTATAGAGAGTTATCTCTTGAGTTAGTAAACTACCCTAGAAAATAGGATTAATTAGATAGAGAGATTAAGTTCTCTCTATCTTTTTTTTTTCAAATTTTAAAAAATCCTGGATTTTACAAAATGACTTCTGAAATTAATTATTCCTTACCTTGTGTAGTTGTTACTTATTCAAATGGAAAGTACAAAGCAACACATAAAAGGAACCAAGAAAAAACATTTAAGAAAACAAACTCAACTGATTTCGATTTAAGCGAATTTGAAAACGCTAAAAAAACGGCTCAAGATCTTACAAATAGTTGGGAGTTAATCGGAAATGGTGTTAAAGGTTGGGAGATAAAAGCCGCTGGACATGATGCCGATAAATGGTATTTCATAGCAGAAACATTTTAAAACCAAACAAAAAACCAAAATGAACAAACAACAAACAATGCGAAAAGCATTTTTTCAAATTGAAGATGACCAAATTTTTGAAGGTTTTACGGATGGTTCTACTTGGAACGGTTTCGCAAATCCTTATTTTGATTATCAAACAGCGAAAACAGTTTTGGCGTATTACCAAAACCAACCATGCAAAGAATCAAGGGAACAATGGGAGAATTGGGATTTAACTCCAAGTAAAACCATTAATGAAAAAGATTATTATTTTTTCGGTGGTGGTTACATATGGTATGAATTGGAACCAATGAACTTTTTAACTGATTTACTAGAAAAGTTTTGTACTGTTCAAAATCTACCTTTTATTTGCGCTGATGAATTATTAAATAGCAGAAATTACGATAGACACGTCAATAACAGTTACGTAAAAGGATGGTTAGAGTCATTTGGTGAATTTTGGAATTTTGAACAAGAATGGAACGATACAACAAACGATAGGTCATAAAAATGAAAAAAGCATTCAATTTAAAAACTAGAAAAAAGATCTTGCATAGATGTGAGATTTTAGA